TAACGGTATTTCTTTAGACCTTTACTTCAGACGTTTAAATTTACTTGAAGATATAGAGATTAAAGAACAGGAAGAGGAGCAAGAAAGCGAAATGAATTTTAGTTCACAGCTTGACGACTTATTAGCTGAGTTCGGAGAAGAGGAGAGCGAAGAGTGGGAGCTTATAGATAGCCGAGAAGTTGACTACGACCAAGAAGAGGAGTTAGACGCTCAAGTAATGGAATGGGAGGAGCAGATGAAGCCTAAAAAAAGCCTATTATCTAAGCTTATGGAGTTAGTAGGTACAGGAAGAGCGAACCCGAATAAACCGAGCGAACAAGATAGAGAGATAGACGGCTTTTATTTTAAGGTACGTTATAAATATGTAGGTAACGAAGCTCCTGAGCGCGACTTTTGTAAGGCAATGATGCGAGCGGCTAAGATTTACAAAAAGGAGGACATAGACAAAATGAGCATAAGCGTAGTTAACGCTGGCTTCGGAGAGTTCGGCGCAGATACTTACGACATCTTTAAGTTTAAGGGCGGTCCTCGATGTCATCATAAATGGGAGCGACGCACCTACGCGAGTTTAAAAAAGAACGCTTCAATAGGTTCTAAAGATACTTCACAAGTAAGCACAGGTAAAGCTGAGAAGTTTGGCTATAGAGTACGAAACCCGAAAGAGGTAGCTATGATGCCTAACGACATGAGATATAAAGGCTACAGCCCTAACAACCCTAACCGACCACAAGACGCAAGATAATGGCAAAAGCACTACTAATAACTAGAGACGATATAGTAAAAAAGACAGCGTTAAACGGAAACGTAGACGTTGACTTGTTTATTCAGTTCGTGAACATAGCACAGGACACGCATATACAGAATTACTTAGGTACTGACTTACTCGAAAAGATACAAGCTTTAATAGTAGCGGGAACTTTAGACGACGTTGCAAACGCGGACTATAAAGCCCTATTGTTAGACTACGTTAAAAGTATGCTTATTCACTGGGCAATGGTCGAGTATTTACCTTTTGCAAGCTACACGATAGCTAATAAAGGAATGTACAAGCACGGCTCCGAAAACAGTGAAACAGTAAGCAAAAACGAGGTAGACTTTTTAATCGAGAAACAGAGAAACATAGCACAACACTACACGCGGAGATTTATAGACTATATGTCTTTCAATCAAAGTAAATTTCCTGAGTATTATAGTAATAGTAACGGAGATATGTACCCTAGTAGCGAGAGCGACTTCGGGGGCTGGGTAATATAGATATATGAAGAGATACGAGCCAAAACAGACGAACGTAATTAAGTTAAAGAAGTACATTAAAAAGCTAAACAATGGCAGACAGCAGAATAAGTAATTTAACAGCAGCAACTAACGCAAGCTCAGGAGATGAGTTCGTATTGGTACAGAGCGGAGTTACTAAAAAGATAGACTTTGACGATTTAGTAGGTGCGTTTCCCACGGAGTTAGTTATAGCGTGCTCAGATGAGACTACAGACCTAACTACAGGCACTACAAAAGTAACTTTTAGAATGCCTTATAAGATGAATTGTACAGAGGTTAGAGCGAACGTTAATACAGCTCCTGTAGGCAGCACGATAGAAGTAGATATTAATAAAAACGGAGCTTCTATACTAGGCACTGTTATAAGTATTGACGCAAGCGAGAAAACAAGCACAACAGCAGCTACGCCTCCTTTTATTGACACCCCTACTTTAGAGGACGATGCAGAAATAACTATAGATATAGACCAAGTAGGAAGCACAACAGCGGGTAAAGGTCTTAAAGTAGTAATGATAGGAAGAAGAATTTTAACATAACATAAAACAAAATGCAATTTAAAACGGAAGAGATTATAAGCGGTTTACAAGGTACTAAAGTAGTAAACGACGCTACAGAGTTAACTCAGAACTTTGATACTATTGTGACTTTAGAGGACACGGTTTTTGCTTCTATTAAGATAGGAGGAGTAGACGTAAAGGGGGAATATGTAACAACGCCAGCAAATGCAGTTAAGGCGGGTGCAATTATTCGACCTACACAAAACCAAGTATTCTCAGGAGTTCAGTTAACTAGCGGAAGCGTAGCAATAGTATTATAAGATGTACACTTACGGAAATATGTATTTAATAAACAGTTATAGTTTTGGAGGAGGAGCAGCACCTGTTAGCCCTGACTTTACAATGTTGGTAAAGACTGACAACGCGGGTACAAGTGCAAGCGACCAGTTTACTATACCGACAACGGGAGGAGGGTATAATTATGATGTAGACTGGGGAGACGGAACAACCTCAACAGGAGTAACGGGAAGCACTACACACACTTTCCCAAGTGCGGGTAATTATACTGTAAAGATTAGCGGGGCGTTTCCTCGTATTTACTTTAACAATGGCGGTGATAAAGCAAAGCTGTTAGAGGTTCAAAATTGGGGTAATATTGCATGGACAAGTATGGAGCGTGCTTTTTATGGATGTTCAAACATGGATGTAACAGCAACAGATGTACCAGACCTGTCAAGTGTTACAAATATGTTTGTTATGTTCTTTGGTGCTTCATCATTAGTTGGTAATTCAAGTTTTGATAATTGGGATGTGTCAAGTGTCACGAATATGCGATATATATTTAATGGTGCTTCATCCTTTAATCAACCCTTGAATTGGGATGTGTCAAGTGTAACGAACATGGAATATATGTTATTTGGCGCTTCATCATTCAATCAAGATATAGGTTCTTGGGATGTATCAAGCGTTACGAATATGCAGAATATGTTTTATGGAGCTACATCCTTCAACCAAGACATAAGCTCTTGGAATGTGTCGAGTGTTACAAATATGGGTTATATGTTCTTTAATGCTACATCCTTCAACCAGCCGTTAAATTGGGATGTTTCAAGTGTTACGAATATGAGTGGGGTATTCAATAGTAGCGGTATGTCAACAGCTAACTATACAGATACTATTGTTTATTGGGCTAACTTTACAACAACGAACCTTGCACCTTACAACGTCAATATGTCAGCTCAAATATCAAGAACATTTGACACGTCACGAAGCGGTGGGGCTAATTTTGCAAACGCTGGAGCAGCACGTACATACCTAACAACAGCAACGCCAACAGGAGCGGGGTGGACAATATCAGGAGACACAGTAATTTAAAAAGATATGTTAAAACAGATAGTAGATAGAGATACATGGTTTATAGCCCACAACGAAGATTTAAGCGTTATACATTACGGCTTTTGCCCTAAAGGTACAGCGTTGGATAGCGGGCAGCCAATTATAGAAGAATTTGATAACGAAGCGGACTGGTTAATAAGATTAGCTGAACTAGGAATAATACCTGAAGATGAAAACTAGCACTTTTATAGGGTATATACTAACGAGCTTAGCGGTATTTCTTACCCCGATAGCTCCGTTAATGGTCGTAGTAGCTTTAGCAATACTTATAGACACGTTTCTAGGCTTATACAAGGCTTATCGTACTAAGCAGACTATAACAAGCCACAAACTAAGTAGGGTAGCTTTTAAAGTGCTTTTCTATGAGTTATTAATAGTTATACTATACCCTATAGATGTTTATATAATGGATGGCAGTATCTACGGAATAAGCCATTTATTAACTAAGAGTGCTTGTTTGTTACTCGTTTTCATAGAGGCTTTAAGCGTAGACGAAAACATACGCGCGATAAATAAAGACAAGGGCGCGGAGTTTTATTTTAAAAAATTACTACATTTGATCCGTAAAGGCAAAGAAGCTATTACAGATATTAAAAAGAAACTATGAGAATAGGCATAGACTGCGGACATGGTGGACTAGACGAAAACGGAAACTATGTAACAGCGGGAAAACGCTCACCTCACCCTGTAGACGGCAAATGGTTCTACGAGGGAGTAAACAACAGAAAGTACGGTATTGAATACGCTCAAGTTCTTGAAAAGTTCGGACACGAAGTAGTGTTTATTACAGACCCTTACGACTATAAAGATGTGCCGCTTTCGACTAGGGTAACTATTGCAAACGCTAAAGATTTAGATTTACTCGTTTCTGTACATTCGAACGCTGCTAACAATACTAACGCTAGAGGCTACGAAGTTTTTACTTCTGAGGGTAGCGGGTTTATAAGCAACAAGGCTGCGGACAACTGGATAGAGGAGATGAGCGAGACGTTTCCTGAGCTACGCAACCGAGGACACAAAAAAGCAAACTTTGCAATTATAAAAAGAACGACTTGCCCCGCTATATTATTAGAATTAGAGTTTCACACTAACGATGAAGCGGTAAGGTTATTAAGAAGCTGGGAGTTTCGTTTTAAAACTGCGTTAGTTCTAGCACGAACAATAAACAATTTATGAAAAAAAGGAAACCAGCAACTAAGGCGGTAAAGGAATACGAACAGATAAGGGTAAGAGTTTACCCCGATGAGTTAGAAGCCTTAAACAACCTCCGCAACCTTTGGAATACTGCAATAGATAACGGAACAGACCCTAGAGAAGTAAAACACGGCTGGATAAAATCTAAAGAGTCTAGCTTATTTATAAAGAACCACAACTACAAAGAGCCTGAAACAATAGCTATAGAGAAGTCGTTTAACGAACTACTCGAAGCGTTTAAGGACTACGCACCTAAATACCCTACTATTGTAAGGGAGAAAACTAAAGACGCTCATTTATTAGTAGTAGATCCAGCAGATATTCATATAGGTAAACTTTGCAGAGCGTTTGAGACAGGACAGGAGTATAACTCACAAATTGCAGTTAAGCGCGTTAAAGAGGGCGTACAAGGGTTGTTAAACAAGTCGCAAGGGTTTAACATTGATAAGATACTTTTAGTCATTGGAAACGATATTCTACACACAGACACGCCTAAACGACAAACTACAAGCGGAACGCCTCAGGATACCGACGGAATGTGGTACGATAATTTTCTCGACGGTGTTCGACTTTACGTAGACCTTATAGAGATGCTTATGCAAGTAGCAGACGTTCACGTAACATTCAACCCAAGTAACCACGATTATACAAGCGGGTTTTATTTAGCTCAACTTATTGCTACGCACTTTAGAAACTCGGGGAACATTACTTTCGATGTATCTATTTCACACCGTAAATATTTTACCTACGGTTTCAATCTAATAGGCAGCACACACGGTGACGGGGCAAAGACTAACGACCTACCTCTATTAATGGCACACGAAGCGAGCGACTGGGGTAAATGTAAACACAGATATATTTATACACACCACGTACACCACAAAACAGCCAAGGATATAATGAGCGTATGTATTGAAAGTTTACGAAGCCCTAGCGGTGCGGATTCATGGCATCACAGAAACGGGTACATTCACGCTCCTAAAGCTGTAGAAGGATTTTTACATCACCCTATTCACGGACAGATTGCCCGTTTAACACACTTATTCTAATGAAATACTTATTAATTATACTATTATTCGCTAGCTGTTCTCCTACGTGGCACGTTAAAAAGGCGGTAAAAAAAGGCTGGAAACCCGAAAAGGAGACGGTAACAAATAGAACTATACGACTTATTAAAGTTCACGACACTATTACAAACGATGTAATACGAGTTGACACGCTACACGAGATAGAAACACGCACTATTTATCAGGATAGACCTTTACTTAGGTACGAGACTAAGTTAATACGCGACACTATTAGAATAAAGGAGAAAGCCGATACAAAGCAAATACAGGCTCGTTTGCGCACTGAATACAAAAAAGCAATAGATACTATCAAAGCACAACAGAAACGCGTTAAATGGTGGCTTTATATGCTTATAGGCGGTGCGCTTGTTTATTTCCGTCGTTACTTATGGCGGGTAGTTAAATTTCTTATTTCTCAGATACCAATTTAACGCAATTTTATTTAGTTAGTTTTCAAGCAGTTAGAAAATAATTACAAAAAAGTTTGTAAAAAGTTACTAAAAAACTTGCAAGAACTAAATTCGTGTATTATATTTGTCAAAACAATTAAAAACAAATAAACATGAAAAAGCAAGAATTTTTAAACACAGTAGAAGTATTAGCGACTAAAACAACATTGTTCAACTTATCAAAAAAAGGCGAACACGCTGCTGCATACTTAGGTTGGACAACTATAGGAGAGACAACTGGACAAAATGAGAAGATATGGAGTAAGTATGGTAGTTTGAGTAATATAATTATTGCTAAAAAAGCATCAGAAGTTAACGCTATACTTGAATCAATAGGTATAGATAATATGAAAGCTTTTTCAACCAAATCAAAAGAAGCGTGTAGATTGAGAAATATATAACGCTAATTGTGTAACGCAAAATGTATAATTAAACAAATAAACATGAAAACAGAATTTTTAGATTTAGACTGCTTTTTAATAGAGTTCACCTACGAACATCAACAAGCAGAACCCGAGGTAGGTTATTTAGTTCCTTTTTGGAGCTGGGACGTTAAAGCGGTTTATGTAGTTTCAGACTTGATATTTGACGAATACGATATACTAGACATGCTTAGTGTAGAAGACTTAGGTAGAATAGACGACGAAATAGAGGAATACTTAAACAACAAATAGATGTTATACAAACTAAAAACAGAAACAAAGACTATTTACCGTAATAGTGCGGTAGAAGTCGCAAAGGTCTGCGGATGCTCAGCAGCCACTATCTATACTAGATTAGGTAGAAAAGGACAAAAGAGCGATATTATTAACGGAGTAGAAATAACAATAGTAGAGATATGAAGCCATTTATTCAAACAAGCATAGCAGCAGCAGTATTTATATTAGTAGCAGTATTAATTATTGCACTGCACAAAATAGAAAAGTACAAAGAACAAGTAGAAGAGCAGAAAGAAACTATCTACGAGCTAAAAGAGGAACTACACACCTACCAAGTGATGTACTTAAAATGTGCGGGTAACATTGAAGGAGATAATTACGAAGTGCAATACTTAGAGGGTAAACTTAAATTTTGTAAAACTAAATAACATGAGAGTAAGAACAAACGACGGAAAAGAAGGAACTATAGTAGAAAGAAAAACTAACCAAGTCCTTGTAAAGTTTAATAACGGAACGGTAAAAGGTTACCGCCCTGAGCAAGTTCAGGAAATAGGAAAGCCAGCTAACAACTTAAGACCTCCGAGCCGAGAGCGTGACTTGTTTCTCCTTAAGCTAGAAACGATTGAAGAGCTAAAAGAGAACGCCTCAACTTATTCAAACGACTACGCTAAAGGAATGGCAGATGCTTACGCATTAGTATTAGAATTATTTAACGAACTGAAATGATAAAATACAATAACAGCCTTTTAAGGCATATAGATGAGATATACCAGCGAAACAAGGAAGTAACAGCTAAAGAGGTTGCACACGTTCTAAACTGTACTTTAAACCATGCTAGAATGAGATTAACCGAGTTGAGGTATAGAGATGCCAAAGGAGAGTATAAGCCTTACATGGTATCTCCCCCGCCTAGTAGAGAAGAGAGATACCACGATAGTAACAGGTGGCACGACATAGAGGAGGACATAAAAGAAGTAGATGTAGACGAACTTTATAAAAATGCAATGATATGAAAACGATAAAAGTATTAAACCTATATGCTTGCCTTGGTGGCAACCGTTACAAGTGGGACGAGGTAGCACAAGAAGCGAACGTAAAAATGGAAGTAACAGCAGTCGAATGGGATGAGGAACTTGCTAAATTATATCAAGAACGCTTCCCAAATGACACCGTAATAGTAGCAGACGCTCACCAATATTTATTAGACCACTATAAAGAGTTCGATTTTATTTGGAGTTCCCCGCCTTGCCCTAGTCATAGCAAAATCAGACATCAAAAAGCGTGTTATTTTAATAATGATGTTTACCCTATAATATACCCTGATATGTCGCTTTATCAAGAAATCATTTTATTGTCGAAATATTTTAAGGGTGGGTATTTAGTTGAAAATGTATCTCCTTACTACACACCATTAATTGAAGCGAAAAGAAGAGGTAGACACTTATACTGGTGTAATTTTAACCTACCTAATATTCTTAGTAAAAGAGAACAAGCAAAAATAACAAGCGGAGGAAATGAATTAAAAAATCTTTCTAAATTCCATGACTACGACTTTACTAAATACAAAGGAACTCAAAGAACGGATAAAATAGCACGAAACCTTGTAGACTACGAAGCGGGAAGAACTATCTTTGAAACATACCTAGGAATAGAAAGAAAGCAAGATATTAACCAAACAACAATATTTGACTTATGAAAATAACACTAGAATTTAAAGACGAAGACGCAGAGGAAGCGTTAACAGCCTTAGACGGCTACAAATGGAAGTTAGCACTTTGGGACTTAGACCAGTATATAAGGTCGGAAGTAAAGTACAATACCGACTTAACAGAGCAAGCTTATGAAGCTTTAGAAAATTGTAGGTATAAAATAGTAAGATTATTAGACGAATATAACTTGAAACTAGATTAATTTATTATATTTGTACACGTTGCGCTCTCACAATAAGCAACAAAGGGATTTTAATTAACCCTCGTTATGAAATCAGAAGTGAGAGCCTGATGGATTAGCGAGGGTTTTTTGTTTTAGTAACTAATAAATAACAAATAAATGTTTAACACAAAAACAGCACCAATGGCGAACAACAGTAGCCAAGTGCAAAAAGGAGTAGAAGTAAACAAGGTTTACAGAACTAACGACTTATCTATTTTTAAGTCTATTGACGGGAACAGAGTTCCAAACTTACAACACATAAGAAGATTGTCTGCAAGTGTTGAGCAGTACGGAATGAAATGCAACCCTATTATAGTAAATGAAAGTTTTGAAGTTATTGACGGACAGCATAGATTAGCTGCTGCTAGAGAAGTTGGTACATTTGTTTACTACATAATGATTAATGGATACACCTTAAGAGAGGTTCATACATTAAATCTAAACCAAAAGAATTGGACGAAGAAGGATTTTATGAATGGATATGCTGATATGGGTATTGAGTCTTACGTTAAATTAAGAAAGTTTGTAGATAAGAATGATGACTTTACTTTTAACGATTGTATCGCATTTTGTTCTAATGTTACGGGAGGTAATCACAATGCAATTTCTGCTAAATACAAAACAGACAGAAGTAAAAATTTAAAAGAAGTATTTGAAGAAGGCACATGGATAGGTAAAGATTTTGAAATTGCACAAGATTGGGCAAATAAAATAAGAATGATTAAACCTTATTACCATAATTATACGCGAACTTCTTTTGTTGGTACTATGATTGGATTGCTATTAAATGATAAATTTGACTTTAATGAGTTTATGCATAAGTTAAGATTACAGCCTACTGCTATGGTTGATTGCGCTAATCGTGACCAATATAAAACTTTGATTGAAGATATTTATAATTATCGTTCAAGAAATAAGATAAGTTTAAGATATTAATCTTATATTTGCAAAGGGGTTTGCGGAGGCATCCCAGTAAAAGGTAACGACACCAGCCTTTCCCCCTTTTTTTTAAATTGGTGTCATAATAAAAATGGAGTCAATGAACAGCTATGAATTGTCGCGCGCGTTTTGGGATTACGCATTTGAAAATCCTGAGAAGATAAAACCTATCCACTCATCTATTTACTTTTTTTCAATCGAACATTGTAACCGTTTAGGATGGAAGCAAAAATTTGGCTTACCTTCTCAAATGGTAATGGAAGCAATAGGCGTCAAGAATTGGAGAACATACTCAAAAGGACTTAACGATTTAGTCGAATGGGGTTTTCTTGAAATGATAGAAAAGTCGGTTAATCAATACTCATCTAACATAGTTGCTATTGTAAATTTTACCAAAGCAGATACCAAAGCACTAGACAAAGCACTGCAAAAGCACAGTACAAAGCAAGGTCAAAGCACTGTTAGTATAGATAAACAATTAAACAAAGAACAAGAAAACAAAGAAGTAGACGAGGGTAAACCCTCTACTTTAAAAACCTTAAACGATAGAAAGATTGAGTTTGGTATTCTTGTTAAGGATTTTGTAGGAACATACAGCGACGATATGTGCAAAAGGTTTTTCAATTATTGGACAGAAAGTAATGTTAACGGAAAGAAAATGCGCTTTGAGATGGAAAAAGTATTTGATTTAAAGCGTAGATTAGCAACTTGGGCAAAGAACGACAAGGAATGGAATAAGGACAAAGAGCCGATTCAAGATAAGTTAGTAGAACACGTTAAAAAAGCTACGAATACATGATACTAAACAACGGACACAGCACAAAGTTTTTGACGGACTACCGCGACGGTAAGATACCTAAAGGCTTAAAACTAGGCTGCGCTTTAGATGATAACTTTGTTTACAAGCACAACCAGTTAAACATATTCCTGGGGCATGATAATGTAGGTAAGACGTATTTTCAACTTTGGTACTTTCTAGCACTAGCAACTAACCACGATTTAAGCTTTTGTTTATTCTGCGATGAAAACAGCGCGGGTAAGATAATGCGCGACCTTGTACAGATGTACTGCAATAAGCCCTTTATGGATTTAAGCCACAAAGAAATACGACGAGCGGAGATGAAGCTAGAAAACCACTTTAGTTTTATCGACAATACTAAACGATACGAGCCGCGGGAGGTAATAGACCTGTACTTAAACTCAGGAAGAGATACGCTACTTATAGACCCTTGGAACTCACTTAAGACAGATTTAACTTATTCTAGTAACTACGACGTATTGAACGAGCTAAAGATGGTAACTAAAGAGGGCAAGCACTCGGTATTTATTAACGCACACCCTACAAGCGCCAGCGGAAGGTTAGGAGCTGTTTACCCTAAAGACCATATGTGGAACGGGCAAGTACGAATACCTTTCAAGTCGGATATTGAAGGAGGTAAAGCATTTGCGAATAAAGCAGACGATTTCGTAGTTATACACCGATTGACGTCACACGCTGAGTTATGGAGATTTACTATGATTGAAGTAGCAAAAATAAAAGACACGGACACGGGAGGTAAGCCTACTTTTCAAGACCAGCCAATTATGTTAGACTATAACTTCGGTTTAGGGTTAACGGTTAACGGGGTGGATGTAATTAAACGCCCTCAGGCTTTTCAGCAGAAGATAGTAACTAACGAGCCGAGGGAGGACTTAAACAAATTTAAAAACATTAACTTTGATATTGAAAATGGGTTAGATGAAGACCCGCACGAGATATGGAAAACAATTAAAACGCCATGAGTTACGCAATAGATGTAGTATTAAGCAAAGGGGCTATAAGACTAGCAGCCGAGCAGTTAAAATTAATTAACGAGAAGGTAAAGGAGAAACAGCCTAGCCATGAATGGATAGAGACTAACAACAAATGTATTGAAGGATTAACTGAGTTGTATTATTTTCTCGTTTCTGTAGATAAGCAGTTAACCGAGACAAACAGGGAAAACTTTAACCAGTATAAGTTACTACTTGAAAAGGATAAGGAGATAGACGAACTTAAGAAACAACTAAACGAGGTAAAAGAATTATTATGAAAGTAACAGAAAACATTGAAATCACAAACGAGGACAACATGGCTTTAATGGCTCGCTATCCTGATAACTATTTTGACCTTGCAATAGTAGACCCGCCGTATCAAGATACGTTTAAAATAACTGCAAACGATAAAGCTGCAAAAGTGAATAAAAGTTTTAATTTAGATTCACTAAATGGCGCGCCTAAAGATAATTACTGGATAGAATTATTTAGGGTTTCAAAAAATCAGATTATATGGGGTGTTAATTATTACGATAAAATTTTTGGTAAGGGTCGCATAGTTTGGGACAAGGATAATACAGGTGTTTATTCGGATTGTGAATTGGCTTATCATTCATTTTCTGACGTTACAAGAAAATACAAGTTTAGATGGAACGGAATGTTACAAGAAGACATGAAAAACAAAGAAACACGCATACACCCAACACAAAAACCCGTAGCACTTTACAAATGGATTTTAGACAAATACGCAAAGCAAGGAGATAAAATTCTTGATACTCATTTAGGAAGCGGAAGCATCGCAATAGCGTGCCACGATTACGGATTCGAGCTAACCGCGTGCGAACTCGATAAAGAATACTACGACAAAGCAATTGAGAGAATACAGAACCACGTTTCACAACAAAGACTTTTTTAACTATGAGAGCTAAAAAGTGCAAAGTATGTAAAGAAAAGTTTGAGCCATTACGCCCGCTTCAGGTTGTTTGTTCTACCAAGTGCGGCTACGAATACACGAAACTACAAAAGGAGAAGCAATGGAAGGACAGAAAGAAGGAACTCAAAGAAAAGCTACTTACTCGCTCAGACTACTTGAAACTGGCACAAGCTTCTTTTAATGCTTACATACGTGAAAGGGATAAAGATAGAAGCTGTATTTCATGCGGAACGTATAACGGCAAGATGAACGCGGGACACTACATGAGCGTAGGCAGTACCCCTGAGCTTCGCTTTAACGAAGACAACGTACATAAGCAATGCGAACGCTGTAACACTTTCTACTCAGGTAACTTAATAAACTATCGAATTGAATTAATAAACAGAATAGGAGAGGAGCGAGTTAACAGGTTAGAGCGCAAAGACCTTGAGCCATTAAAGATGACTATCGACGAAATCAAGGAACTAACAAAAAAATATAAAAAACTATTAAAAAACTTGCGTAACAATTCTAAATAACTATATTTGCATAAACAATTAAACTTTTAAACATGAAAAATTTATTTAAAGCAATTGCTGATTTTCAGCAAGAAGTACCAACAATTCACAAGGGGACAAAAGGCTACGGCTATTCATACGCTGACCTCCCGACTATCTTTGAAAAGATTAACCCTTTATTAAAAAAGCATGGCTTAGGCTTCATGCAGCACTTAGGAACTAAAGAAGGCGTTAATTATATTGAAACAATTATCTTTCATATTGACAGCGGG